AACTACCTTCATTATAACCCATTTGAAAGATTTCTTGGGCAAACTTCACAAAGGCATCAAAGTTTCCAGAATACTCCCAACCATCATTTTCATCCCAATCTTCTTCAAAGTGTTCTTTTACAAGTTTGAGGATTTCTTCATCTAAAATCATTAGAGTGCCTCCAATTCAGTAGCAATACTCAAAATTGCCTCACGAATTTCATCATTACGACCTTCCATTCCTGCGTCGTATTCTTTGTCCCCATAAAAACACCTATAATCATCAGGGGCAACATTATCAGCAAGAACACGAAGGGCAGAGGCAAATCCATCACGAATTCTTCCTCCGTTAGAAAATACTTTATCAGCAGCATCTATGATTGCTTGTGCTTTGTGAGAAAGGTCAGTCATCAGTCCTTTGTGTGTATGAGAGTATTATAAGGCAAAAAGGGAACCTGTGAAGTGCCCTATGTGACGGTTATTCAAGTGTCCTCATCACCCCATTCAACTTCTACTGGTGGTTGGTCTTCTGTAATGATGGTAAAGTTTCTCCATTCACCATCTTTTGCTTCTTCTTCTATTGTAGTGAGAAACTCTTCTACTGCCCACTCATAAACACTCTCTTGTGTTGGTTCCACATCCCAATCTTCAAATGTTTCTGATGTTGGTGTAAGCATCATAGTCCTCACATAAGTGATTGTGATTGGACGGAATTCAAGTTTCTTCATCTTCCTCACCATCAAGTTCATTAAGGTATTCAAAGTTCCAAGTATGTTCGCAGACACCAATATCAAATCCCAGTTTATAGACACAGACCATAATACTCAGTAAAGTTCCCATCCCAGATTTTACTTGGACGAAAGCCCACGATGGATATTCATTCCAAGAAACTGATGCTTGAAGAAGTGCCCATCGTTTGTTATGAAGAACTTGAACATACCACTCGTGTCCGTAGTCTTCACGATGTTTGAATGAAATCAGTTTCATTATTGCAATCCAATCAGGTCTTCTTGTTCCGAGTTCCAATCACCATTGATCTTAGGTTCACTCTTAGCAATACTCTCCTCAAGTTTTTGCCACTCTTTAAACTTATCATGAAGATCTTCATCCATCGTCAGTTCATACTCTGTGGCAATCTTACGTTGTTCTTCCATAGACACATAATCGTTGAAGACCAAAGACATCGCACCCTCACGAATGTTTGCAGGACTCATACCAACACACAGCATAAACTTCTCAAACAGTTTGAAATACTGTTTGCAGTTGAGATCAGCAGCAGGTGCAGTAATCAAATAGTGTTCTTCTGGTGGAGTTTCGTCATCATAAAACCCAGGAGAAAAGGAACTGGGTTTGAATGTTGAATCAAACTTGAATTGAACTTCTGCGTTGTAAGTCATTTTTCTTCAATAGGTTGGATGAGATGGAAATCAGAATTATACACCACAACACGAACTTCATGTGCCTTGTGTTTTCCCCTGCTGACAAGAATAGAAATTGATTGTTCACAAACAAATGCAATCACACCAGTGATCTTCTTGTAAGTTACAGTGGTTCCTTCAACAAACACCATTCAGATACTCCATGAACAAGTATTCTTCGGGTTCCTCACCATCAACTACAAACTCAAGATACAGAGCATCAGAATCATCAAGTCGATCTTCAGTGACGAGTTCACACATACGGTTGTTCCAGTATGCTTCAATTTCGCACATCATTTGTTCGGTATTCATACAAAGCAAGACATTAAAGGGTTAAGTTTGATCTGCATCGCAGAATAAGGTGTTGTACGCACAGGATCTACTACATCACCCACTGTCGTTGAATTGACTGGTGCGTGCCATTTTCCTGTTTTGGAATTGTAGAATCCCCAGATACACCGAACAGACTTACCATTATTATAGTCATAAGTCCGATCATCGCAAATCCAAATGGCAGTGATATTGCGTTTGAATGGAGTTTGTTCATAATGATAGTTTTTCGGTGCTTTGTGAGGAAACTTAACAGACATCAGGTGATGAACCGATCAATCACTTCAGATTCTACAGCATCAGCAAGGGCAAAACGAGGTGCCTTGACGATATTGTTACGAAGATTCACATAACAACCTTCATAGTCACCGTTGTCAACCTCAGAGATAAGATCAAAACATTCATCATCATTCTCTGCGATGACATTCCACACTCCACCATATTCTGATTGAGGGAATCCAACGAAGTGATCAACGATATAAAGAAACTTTGCCATCAGTGTTTGTTAATTACTCCTTAAGTTTAGCAGTGTGAGTTACATTAGTCAACTGTCTTTCAAGTTCACATCGAACTGAAATCAGGCGACTATAAAGAAAGTGTTGATACTCATTACCATGCAACAACTCGGTAAGATTGTTGATTTGTTGTAGAGCAAGAATCAACTTCATTTCATCTTTCATTTGCTTTTGTCACTTGTGGACCATAATAAGCATCATAGAGTTTTTGATCTCGTTGGATCAGGAACACATTCCAACCTACAACAACAGCAAAACCTACCAGTGTTGCTGTAACAAATCTGGTGTTCATTCCGAAAGAAGTGCCTACACTACAGTGGCAGTTTGGGCGTCCCCCTTTCCTTCCAGTGACCTGACAAAGAGTTCGGTGAATCTTTCTTGTTTTTCTGGATGAACAGATGCGGGATTATCGTTGATTGCAAGTCGCAGAACATTAAGTTCATCCCATTCTTCTTGGGTAAGGTTTGATCCACCTGTTTTTGCGAGTGTCATGATACCTGTGTAATTATGTGCATATGCTAACACTATTTAAGGCATTTGTGATGTTTCTTAATGTTCTTTTAATAGTGTCGTTACAGTTCTTTACTCTCTAAAGAACGTACCAAATCCACCAGAATCTCCCTGAATACGATTCTCAAGTTTATCCATCAGAGTATCAAAACTTTGCAGTGTTTCAATCTCTTGAATCACTTTAGAAATTGTAGTGCAAACAATCGGACGTTCTTGTCGTGCAGCGTATGCCAGAGCATTACGCAGACTCTGTTCTGCCTCCTTCAAACTTTCTTCTACTGATTTACTTAGTGCCATTTACTTTCCTCATTTCAAAACTACCATCCCCACGATCAATCCATTCAACTTGATCACCCTCTTTCAGATCTGCCAGTTGTAACAAATCATCAGGTAACCGAATATAACATTCTCCAGTCAATCCATCAAGTTCTACAGGAAGAACCCAACGGTTAATCTTGTCTTCTTGACGATTAAGATATTCTTGATGACTTGATTCCCAAAAATCATTCCACGCACCTTGACATTCTGGTGATGGATCATCTTTATCGCATGAGGTAAAGTTTACATTACCATTCAGTTTTTCCATTAGTTCATATGCACGAGATGCGTGATGTTTGTGATGATAATAACTCTCTGATATCACTCCATGAATGACATCATAAATCTCTTGAGGTGATGCTTCAGCAGAACAGAGTGCATCATTCAACCACTTTTCAAGATTGTCAAGTGAATACTTTTTATAATCAAAGTCAGTCATTTTTTTCTTTTTTGTGAAGTTTTTTAAGTTGTTTGTACTCTTCTTTGATTTCCTTATATGCTTGTTCTGGTGACATCTTATCACCGACTTCGAGATTTACGATAATACCAACTCTATTGGCAAACTGTGCCATCGCCTTCTCGAAACTTGTCAGATCGTAAGACATAATCATTCTCCAATAGTTCTAACCTATTTAAGATTTCATAGAGAACGTTTGTTGTTTCTACGTTTTCTTGTTCAAGTTTTACAATACGATCAAGCAGACTTTCCATCTTTAATGTTGGGATGAGGAGCATACAGAGGACCAGGATAGTTACCTGCAAACTTATTCAGTTCTTTAAGTGCAGCAACTGTTTCCTTAGTTTCTTCCCACTCCCACGAGTTTCCATTCTTATCTACAAATGTACGGGTCATAGTTTACCACCTACAGTACCTTCATAAGTGATTGTAGCATCACCAAACCCCTCTTGTCTACCCTTCAGAATAAATCTTGTTGCCCTGACACATTCTTCCTCAGTGAGTGAAGTCACGATACATTTACCATCTTTATCATAAGAATCCCAGAGTCCATACTTCTTCTGCTCTACACGAAAAACATCATCAATCCATTCAATCATTCTTAAACTCCTTCATTAATTCTTCTGCCATTTTCATGGACTTTCTCCACATCAAATACTTTACCACAGGATTTCTGGGATTATAGATCAACCACCATTTGAGTTTCTCATACTGCAATCTCCACCACTGACTGTAGATAATGATCAGTTGTGCGATGGATCCATCTGTGATCACAAGATACAGAAAGATTGCAAATATCAGCAACCAAAGGTAGTATGAAATCATCTTTGATTATGTAAAAAATTTAAAAGTTTTTCTTGAATTCTATCCAATTCTTTATCACACTGATGTTTTGCAGCAGTATTACGAAGGAAAGGGTAATGTCTGAAAATCATCTCAATCATTAAATCAGTTGCCTGTTGATGGTTGTTTTGGGACATCTTTCTGGATAGTGACAGGACAGGATGGAACGACCTTACGCACTTCTTTAATAATCTCTAATTTTTGTTGTGGAGTTAATCCAACAACATTAGTGATACGATTAACTAATCCAAGCGCTTGTGAACATGATATTATGGTTGATAAGATGACAACCATAAGATTCTCCTATTCTGTACTATTTAACCTAAATGATTTCCCAGTGTTCGTTTCCAGTCTTAGGAACCCATGTAAAGTATTGACGATTGATAGATGCAAGGAAGAACATATCATCAGTCTCCTGTTCTACTTCCATGGCATGAAGAGAACTCATTTGATTCACAAATCTGTTCTTTGCCTTAGAACTCTTGGGTTTGATGTTAACGAATTTTTTCTTGGTTTTCATGATGTTTTTAAGAACTTAGAGTTTGATCTTCAACCCCAACAAAGGTAGTCTATAGGGATTGTTCGGTATCTGTCAAGTGTTTTAAGAATCTTTCATAAAGAAGTTCTTCCATTAGAAATGCTTGTAGTTCCCATGGTTGCTCAGAATAATCCGTATGAGAGTGATCTATGCCCCTCCAGTACCTCTTTCCTCTCTTATCCTTAAGAGCACCCATAACGTGCTGATAAACGTGCCAAAGTTCGTGTAGAAGGGTTCTGGTGTAATGCTCAGTGTCCATACGATTGTGCATTTCAATTTCAAAAGATCTTGGACGATAATCACAATCAGTTACACCAACCCAACCATATACACCCTCACGCAACATTCCACGATGATTGACAGTGATCTCAATCTTATGTCGGGGAAGATGCTTAGAGATGAACCAGTTTACAATTTTGGCACAACGAATCTTGCTATAGTTGTACCCATCAGTGTATAATGTAAGCATCAGAACAGTGCTTTCAAGGTTACTTCAGATACCTTAGCAGTCCAGTGCATAAACCATAGGAAACTTGTGACAAAAATCAATCTGTCCAGTGTGGAGTACCTCATCGGTTTCGTGTGTCTCCACATACTATAAGACCCCACAGGTGGTTCTGCGGGGTTTGGTGGACAGTTTTTTAAGTGGTCTCAGTTAGTTAATCCAGCAACTGTTCCGTTATTGATAAGTGTAACATATGCCGATAATCCATTTACATAATAACCAGCAGATCCACCTGCAGCACCAGAAGCACCTGCAGAACCAGCACCAACATTACCATTCGATCCAGTACTACCAGTACTTCCGCTATTACCAGATGTTCCCCAGTCACCACCAGTTCCTCCAGTTCCTCCAGTACCACCAGTTCCTGCATTAGTTCCACCAGCAGATCCTGCAGTACCTGTAGATCCTGTTGTAGGTGATTGATTATACCCTCTACCTACACCACCACCACCTCCGGCACCACCTGCACCTCCTGTTGTTGGAGTTGGTGGACCAGTGGTGGTAGATGTACATGCCCTTCTGAATCGTGCAGCAACAGCACCACAAACTGGAACAGAAGAAACACAAGCATTAGGAACAGCTGTTCCAGGTGGACACTGGACTGGGCAAGCTGAAGGTTGACAACCTGTAAAAAATGGTGTGGATGTAACGGGACCAGGAATTTCTCCAGGTCCACCTTGACCACCAGTTCCTCCAGTTCCTCCTCCTCCACCACCAGCATAAATGGTTCCAGTTGGTTTATTTTCGATTGTGCAAGTTGACTGTGCTAAAATAGCATCACCACCAGATCCACCTGCCGCTCCACCTGCTCCTTGAATAGATCCGTAATTATCGATAAAAAGTGAACCACCAAGTCCTGTTGGAATTTTTATTGCAGCATTTGCGGTTGTTTCACTTCCAACAGTGACTGCAGATGGAATAATGACTCTTTTGCGATATGCAGAATTGAATAAGGTATCACCAATTAAAGTTCTTAAGTCCAGATTCGTTTGATTAGTTGTTACTTCGAAAAATAAATCACTCGTTTGGATAAAAGATTGGATTATACCTATTGTCATGAAAGTCCTGCTCCTGAGATTACAAATTCATTAGAAGCAACACACAGAACACTTGCCAATCCTCTTTGACTTAGAGTTCTATTTCCTGTTGTAGAAACTCCAGCTAATCTTAAGGTTACTCCTGCACCTTGAGTAATTGTTTGAGATGATGCTGAGTTATTGTATATGGTAACTGAGTTTCCTGCTGAGAAGACTCCAGAAGGAACTGTTACACCTCCGACAGTAATGTTGATAAGTTCTCCAACATCTCCTACTACTAATGTATAAGATGTAGTAACTCCAACATTTGCTAAAGATCTGAGATTTCCTAAAGAATCCCGAATAGTTCCAACAACGTGAAGTGCTGACTGTGGATTTGTGGTTCCTAGTCCAACAGAACCACTTATATAAGCACCACCAGTAACTTGAAGTGGTTGTGATGCAGTTCCTGTTGTGGTTGTTGCATTAACTAAAACAGTAGATCCTACAACAGCATTATTTGCCACATAAAGATTTCTCCATCTTTGAGTTGAAGAACCTAAATCATAAGTATTTGTAACATCTGGTTTTAAATCTGATATAAATTCTCCACTAACTGTAATACTATCATCGGTATTATCACCAAGGAAAACATTTCCAGCAAGTGTTGCAATTCCAGAAACGTTTAAAGTTTCGAGAGAAGTATTTCCTTTAACTGTGAGAGCACTTGTTGGATTTGTGGTTCCGATTCCAACGTCACCACTCAATCTATAAATGTCATCTCCAGTACCAGAAGTCCACCTGGAAGCAACAAATTGAGAACCATTTTGTCTAAAAGTTCCAGTTAAATTTATATCACCAATAACATCCAAATCATACTGTGGATTTGTGGTTCCTATGCCAACCCTATCGTTACTGACATTTACAAAAATATTATCATCTGATACTAAGTTTGCCGTCTGTCTTGTTTTTCCCATTATCTTTACTTCTTAAGGTTTTCAATTTCCTGCTTCAAGGTATTTATTTGCTTTTGCTGTTCTTTCATACCTTCAATCAATAAACCAATCAGACCATTATAATTCAAAGACTTATATCCAGTTGGGTTATGTCTAATAATTTCTGGTAAAACTCTTTCTACATCCTGAGCAATTACCCCTGCAGATGATTGTCCAGTATCAGTCCAATTAAACGAAACTCCATTTATTTGTAATACTTTTTCTATAGGATTATCAATTACTTTGACATCCTTTTTAAGATTAATATCTGAAGTTGAGTTGAAATCAGTTGCGGTTGCTACTCCAGAAACAACTAACTGGTTAGTTCTTAAAGTTCCTGTTGAAGGAGTAAAAGAAAAATAATTTGAAGTTGTTGTGATATAAGGAGTTGTATCACCAGTTCCTGTAACAATTACTGGATAATGAACTAAAGAAGTTGTGGTTGCGGTAACATTACTGAGAGGACCACCAGAACCAGTTGCACCAATACCAACAATAAACTCAACAACATCTAAAATATCACCAGCAGATGCACCCTCAGATAAAACAATAGTGGAACCATCAGTTGCTGTATATTCTGAAGCAGAAAGTCTAACACCATTTAGATATACATCAATATATCCAACTTCATAATTCAAACTAAATGTAGTTTGACTTGCGGTTGCAGTATAAGAAGTTGAAGTTTTTCCTGGAGATAATTCTGGTTCGACTATAGTATTAAATGGTGCAGCATCAACCCACTGAGTTGAAGATCCATCATTATAATAAATGAAAGTTCTTCCTAAATTACTGTTATACCATAAATTACCTGCACTAGGTGAAGATGGCGCAACTGTGCTGATTGAAACTGATGCACCACTACTTCCCCCACCTTCAAAGAAAATAGTTGCTATACCTACAGAACTATTATAGAAAGTAGTTGAAACACCAGTGCCCTTTATATCTAAGAAAGTAATACCATAACCAATGACACTACCAGTTGTTCTAATACCAATACCAGTTGATGGATTAGATGCGAGATTTAAATATCTACCATCACCATAGTAGGTTATGATACCTGATGTTGCAGTTACAATACCTGATGATACTCTTAATGTACCTAAAGTAGAAATACCAGAAACATTTAACGAAGTAACAGATGCTGTGCCACCAGAAACATTTGTAGCAACATCGGCAGTTGTTGAATAGGTTGCTATTCCTGCAGTAGTTGCATAAGTAGCAATTCCTGCTGTTGATGCATAAGTTGCTATGCCAGAAGTAGAACTATAAGTGGCAATTCCTGCAGTAGTTGCGTAAGTAGCACTTGAAGCATTACCACTAATACTAATATTATAAGTTCCAGATAGTCTTGCACTATTAATTGTCCCTGTTGTAATATTTGCAGCATCCGAAAGATTTGTTGCAGTTGTTGCAGTACCTGTTAGATTTCCAATAAATGTTGTTGCAGTAACAACACCTGCAACATTAAAATTTCCTCCATAATATAAGGGACCAGTTCCAGTTCTACCTAAAGCAACAGCATCAGAACTACCAAAAATAATAAACGCTCTGGTGCTATCTTGAGCACCAGAAAAACGTGTAGTATCTGCTACATTAACATCACCCAACCAAAAATCATCACCTATTCTTACATTTTGCCCGTTACCATTATTTGATGTGTAAACTTGGTCTGCTGTAAGTATGCCACTGATTGAAGGATTATTGGAAAGAGATATAGTTGCAGTACCGGAAGAAAATGATGCTGTTAAATTTGTACTGAAATTTATAGTGCTAGCAGTTCCAACATTAGAACCTTGATTTTGTATTACAACACCACTTGATGCTATAATACCTGTAAGTAAAGAACCATCACCAGAAAATTTATTAGCAGTTAAAGTGCCGGTAGTGCTTATGCTAACAGATACAGACCCATTTGCCGCAGTAGCATCATCTTCTCTAAAAATTCTAAACTCATTAGATGATGAATAGTTATCAATATTCCAACGATAAGAAGAACCTGGTTGTCCCCTAAAAATAAGTCTATTATTGGAACCAGAATCCTGTGAAATTTGTATCTTACCAGATACAGTTAATTTTTCTGATGGATTTGTGGTTCCTACGCCAACATTACCAGCAGTAAAATATGTATCGTATGTATTTGTCCCTGTTCCTACCGTCCAAGGATTGACTACAAATACTGTTGTTCCGATTCCTACATTTTTTGAGGCATAAAACTTACCATCAAAAGTGTTTAAAGCTACTTCTCCTATTGGAAGTTGATCTGGGGTAGGTATCTTTCCTTCTACCGAAGATCTTTTAATCTTAATAACCGGATCTGCCATTCAATCCTCTCATTTATGGTATTTACCTTACAACTCTTATATAAGAGTTTTTACTATTTATTGGAAATCATCCTGCTGCTTTGACTCTCTTTTTGGTTTTGATTTTAATTTTTCAATTTCTCCTTTCTGCTCATTTACCTTTTCAGTTAGTGCCTCAACTAAGTCACTTAACTGACGAATCTTTGCATCATTTGCAATAGATTGTGAAAATAGTTCGAATGATTTCTGTTGATATGTTGCAATCAGATATTTGTAATCTTGTTCATTCATAAAAAAAGAGGGGTATAAACCCCTCTATTTAGAATTATGTTAAGAACCTCAGAAGGTTCCAGCATCAATTGTAATATTCTCAAGTTTTCTGGTGGATCCTGAGCAAGAAATAACTTGTGATTGTCCAGCACAATCATTAACCCAGAGAGCACCGATTTCAAGAGCAGCATATGCACTTGCTGTCAGAACATTTGATGATTCCGAAACATCAGATGCAACAGCAATTCTTGATGCACTGTCATCCCAGTAAACTGCTGCTTTCTTAGCACTGCTGGTATAATAGTTGAAGAGAATACCTAAGTCAATATTGAGATCTGATGATGGTGCAACACCATTTACAAAACCAAGTTCAACTAAAGAATCTTCAACAGTTAATGATGTGGTATTGACTTGAGTTGTGGATCCATTAATATAAAGATTTCCACCAACGGTTAAGTCACTATTAGTTGCAACAGCACCAGTGCTATTAGTAATGGTAATAGCAGTCGTTCCATCATTTGCTTGTACGTTAGTTGCTTTGACAGTTGGAGTGGTTAATGAAGTTGTAACACTTACTGCATCAGGGAGTCCAACAGTTACTGTTTGACCAGAAACTGAAGTATTGACCTCATTTGCAGTTCCAGAAATTGTCAGAGTTTGTGCAGTGCTGACTGTGCTTGGACCACCAGAATCTGCAGAAAGTCCAAGAGTTACATCAACATTTCCTACCTGAGTAGTAACATAATCAATAACTGCGGATGAAGTTGGAACAGAGGAAGTTGAAGATCCTGTGGATACTGAACCTGAGAACTGAGTAACTCCTACACCAGTACCAATTGTGGTAATACCAACAATCTTAACATTATTCTCAAGAGTAACATCACGTCCTGCAAGGGTAATTGCATTATTAGAGTCAGTAGCACTTCTAATATTGTTTACAATTGCCTTACCTTGGAAGGAAACATCTCCTGATGTATCATAAATGTATAAACCACGAGTTCCATTTGCAGAACCAAGATATCCACTACCTGTTTGTAAGTCACCAGATGACTTAACATTTCCTGTGGAAGCATTAAGTGACAGAGCTGTGCCTGTTCTTAAGGTCTCTCCATTTTCTCCACCTGATGTATCTACAAATGTTGCATAATAAGTTGCATTTGTGGTTGTACCAGTTGTATCAACGGTAGTTGCCCTGGTTGCAGTTGTTGCAGTACCAGTAATTGTCTGCTCAAAAGTTGCAGTTCCTTTTACAGTAACAATATCTCCTGAAGTATCACCTAAAGTTGTATTTCCGAGTATATTAAGAGTTTGAGCAGTTGCGATACCAGAAAGATTTAAGTGTCTTGCAGTGATATCTTCACCAACAACCGAAGCACCACCAGTAACTTGAATACCACCAACATAAAGTTGATTATTAATATAAACATTACTGGTTGTAAAGGTAGTTACACCAGCAACTGTAATAACATCACTACCCGAATCACCTAAGAATACATTTCCTGCAAGGGTAGTAATTCCACTTACTAAGGTATTACCAGTAAACTCTGCGTGCTGTGTGGTGAGTTTGTTTGCACCTGGATTGTAGTAAATGCCATCATCAGTGTAAACGTTTTCAGCAGTTGCAGATCCATTATGGGAATCAACAAAAGTTACATAATAAGTTCCTGCTGTATCATTTGCGGTAACAGTCTTAACTTGATCTGCTGATGATGCAGTTGTTGCATTACCACTTAATGCACCATAGAAAGTTGTTGCTGAAACTGATGTATCTGCTACGGTAACACCCGTACCAACAGCAAGTCTAACACCACTTGCCATGGTTGAGGTTCCGATAGAAACCCCATAGTTGAACATCCATGCATCAGTTGAAAGTCCAGTAAATGTACCGGACTTAACCCACATTAATTGCTTATATGTTGGTGGAAGTGTATTAATTCCAGCAACACTTATGTCAAATAATGGAGTTCCTTCTGCAGAAGCAATAGCAATACCACCATGATTTGCGGTATCATCAGTTTCAGAAACACCGTCAATGTATGCAAATACAGCATCCTTATTTGAGATTAAGAGATCATTAAATCCAGTTGCAGTAATTATGCCAGCAACGTTTACATTTCCAGAGAACCAAGCATTTCTCCACTTTTGGGATGAAGTACCTAAATCATAGGAGTTAGTTGTACTTGGATTTAAACTGGATACAAACTCACCACCAACAGTAATATCATCACTCGTATTATCACCAAGAGTTATATTTCCTGCAAGTGTTGTAACTCCAGTTGCATTTAAATTTGTAACACTGATATTATTATCAAGATTAATTGTAATTGTATTATCTGTTACTGCAGTGTTTACATTTGTTCCACCGACAAATGTAATTGTAGAACCAGTACTTACAGTATCTGAAGTTCCACTATCTGCTGCAATATTAAATTCACTTACAACTGCTTCCCACGATAAGTCACCAGATGAATTTGTTTTCAGAAAATAATTATTTGTTGGTGTTGCAGGAAAAGTATATGTTACGTTTGACGCAAGAGTATCTGGCGCCTTTAAAGAAATATAATTAGAACCGTTTGAAGTTCCCTCAACAAGATTTACTGCACTTCCTGTTGAAGCACCTTCCCTAGTCCAGTAACGATGTGAACCAAAGAACTTATTGTTATTTGTGGTACTATCAATACCAACATAAAGTTCATAAGTATCTGTTGTAAGTGCTGGTTCACCTGCCTGCAGACCAGGAAGATTTGCAAATGCACCTCTCTTAAACTGAATTACAGGAGAAGCCATTTTTTATCTTATTAATATTTTAATTATTTAGATTGATCAAAAAGTCCCAGCATCAAGATCAATTTTATTATCCAAATCGATATCTAACTGATTAATAAAGTCTTGTGGCAATCCGTTGTTCGTATTCACTGCATTTGAAAGAACAGTATCTGGATCCACAGTAATATATTTTTGAGTTGCTGAGTCATATATTACAACATATCCATTTTGAACACCAGTTCCATTAAAATCATCTAAATCAGATAAATTACCTGCCACAGAACTTGCCTCCGATGAAACTTGAACCTTAAATGAAGGTGTTGATTGAATTTTTACGTTGTATGGAGAAGAAGAAAGAGTGACTTTGTATGTCATGAGGATACCGTATCCGAAACAATTGCTGTTCCTTGAAATACCTTTTGTACTTTTCCTGCACCTGAATTTGTAATAATCACATCATAATAGTTTCTACCAGCATCTAATTGAGAAGTTATTGTAGAAGCCATAGAAATTTTAATTTCACCAGTTGCTGTAGTTATTGAAGTTGAAAATGACTGGGAATCTGGTGAGGTTGGATATTTTCTGATTTTTGAAGATGCAGTATAACCTGATAATGAAAAGACAGAACCATCTGCATTCGACACCTTAAAAGTCGCATCAAAATCAGTTCCTTTTTCTATTCTCAAATTTACTTCTGGTACTGACATCGGAGGTTTTTTAAGTATTTAGTTACTAAAAAACCCTCAGATATCTGAGGGTCTTAGTGTTTATTCTGCTGAAATTAAATCCCAACTCCGAGTTTCTTCGTTCCAAGTATACTCTTGACCATCATCAGGTTTTTCTACTGGTGCTTCCCAATCTGCTGTAGTTTCGTTTAGAACCCAAGAAGGATAAGGTTTTGGTGGAATAAAAGCATCTAAAGTTTCATCGTATGTATATCCAATAGCAGCATAACGAACTCTTATGTTTCCATTATAAGATGTTTGAACATAATTATCATTATTATTATGAACTTTCCTTAAGAATTCAATACCAACTTCTTCTGATTCTTGTCCGTTTTCATCAAGCACATAAGCATTATCAACTACGTGAATATTCACAACTCGATTGTTATTGTCTATTTTAGCAAAATGAGCCATTATTGATTACCTCCTTAGAATGTAATGGATCCATCGCCGTTCCAACGATACACGTAGTATCCTGGTTGTGCTGGAGTTGGGGTGTTACCTGACACAGAAGCAGCAGCGGGGTAAGCTGTCGGCCAACGAACTATGCAAACGCCAGATCCTCCAGTTCCCCCCGTTGTGGTAGTAGGACCATTTTGCCCTCCACCACCACCGTTGCCTGTGTTGGCCGTAGCGGCGGTGGGACCTGCGTTCCCAGCACCTCCTGCGGCGTAAGTTACCGGAGACCCTGTTATGCTGTTGGATCGACCCGCGCCATCTCCCCCAGCTCCCCCGCCTGGAGTAGCCGATGGCGTTGGGCCGTTTGTACACGCAGTGGTTCCCGGAGAGGCAAAGGTTGTAATCTGAGAATGTACGTTAAATACATCTGCTCTTAAATTAAGAGAAGAAGTTCCTACAATACCTCCAATAATACTCGAAAAACCTGAAGGTGAAGATGAGCTACCTCCTCCACCTCCGGAACCTCCAGTTGTTCCGTATGTAGTGGCTGTAGTGGGGTACAGTCCAGCGCCACCACCACCACCACCTGCGGGTATATTTCCAAAAGTACTTTCAGAGCCTTTTGATCCGTTATAGTACTGCGGGTTCCCAGCGCCGCCGGCTCCAATTACTATACTAAAAGTCTCTCCAGTGTTTACAAGAATACTTTTACCTTCCACCATGGCTCCCGCTCCACCGCCTGATGCTATATAACCAGGAGATCCCACAGCACCACCCCCACCGCCGCCACCTCCACCTATCAAGAGGACTTCAATAACTTTCATCGTATTAGGTACTGGATCTCCTATTCCTCCACAACCAAAAAACTGAGATGCTGCACTCATTTTAGAAATACCTCCATCCTTGAACTGAATCTACATAAACAAACTGAAGTGCCAAATATGCAATATCCATATTAAAGTTTTCTGCAAGTGCCATAATATTTGAACCATTACGAGCAACAACAGTACTTGTAAAGTTTCCAACTGCAATTCCAACTTCCCATCCTGGTGATGGAGATGCTGGAAGAGTAATGGTAACTCCAGCAGCAACCACAGTGCAATATTCTCTATTTATTAAAGTTTTATTTACTGCAGTTGATGTGATACCTGCATAAGCAACTCCACCCAATCCCGTGACGGTAACAATACCGACATTAAGATTTGGTGTTCCACTCAATCCTGTTGCGTTACCACTTAATGAACCAGTGAATGTTGTAGCAGTAACAACTCCAACAACATTAATACCACCAGAACTTACAGTAACACCAGAACCTACAACTACAGTTCCTGCAGTAACTCTGACTCCACTTCGTGCTGTGATTAATCCTACGGAATCAACATTAGTTACATCTTCATAAGTTAAAGTTCCACCAATACTTACATTTCCACTAATAGTTGCACTTCCAGAAACAGTTAAGTTACCTGAAGTGTTCCAAGATGGTCCACCAGTTGAAAGTTTTACTGGAGTTACAGTTCCATCTACAGGAACACTAACAGCAACAGCAGGTCCTAAAGATACAATAGAACAATCTAAAAGTGCAGAAGGTGCAGTTGTAAAAGTAATAACAGAAGAAGATACTGTATAATCAACTAAAGGTTCTTGAACAATACCACCAAGAACTACTCTTAATTGTTGAGCATTTGCTGGAGTTAATGCTGTTCCAGAAACCAATAAATTAAAAGAAGTTGTGGATCCGTTAAAAGAACCTGAAATATCATCAACAATACTAATATTTTTTGATGCTGCCGGAGAATAACTCTGCCAAACAGTTCCATCCCACTGATAAGAAAAACCAGATGTAGTATCAGTATAAACTTGATTCAGTGTTGGTGAATCAGGAAAGTTTAGAGCCATCTTATTGTGCTTTTTAGGTATTTATGATTTTTTTTTACCAATAACCTTTAGGGCACTCTGATGAGGGTATAGAACTCTTAGCAATCATAAAACATCCACAAACGGAACATCTTTGAGTAGTTGGGAGAAAATATGGACAATTTTTACAAATTGTCATTCTTTCTTTGACTCGGTTCTTAAGATCTTCAACCCAAGACATCATTAGCAGCTCCTTCAATAATTGCATCATATTCTGCTTGTGTTATAGCAGGCATATCTTTGGGGAATTGTGCCTTTACACTTTCAATATCATTATCAATTTGTTGAAGAACTGTATCGTCACCTTGACGTGCCCAGTAAAGAGCATCAAGTTGATCTCCTAATGGTGGATAATTCTGAGAACGAAGATCTCTATATGTTAAAAGACGATTTTTAGATTCTTCATTCTGTTGTTCTTCTATTTGTTTTCTTTCAAGTTCTTTCTGAGCAAAACTCTTTGTAGTTCCAGAGTCTCCAACATTAAATGGAACATCCTCAACTGAATTAAATTGATTTGCTGATGGTTGAAAGTTTCCAATTGTATTTTCGATATCTTGTTTTGACATCGCAGAATGAATTGGGACAATTGCCCAAGAACCATCTGCATAATCAACCGTAATAGATGATGTTGAAATTTCCCTAACTGTGTATTGTACTGACATTAGATTATACTCCCAGCAATTGTACCTGTATTTGTAAATGTAACAAGTGGTGATCCATTTATATAGTAACCTGCGGATCCACCTAAAACACCACCACTACCAGCAGAACCATTAGTAACGTTTCCATTAGTTCCAACATTACCAGTATTTCCTGTGGCACCAGGAGTCCCCCAATCACCACCAGTTCCTCCTGTGCCTCCTGTGCCTCCAGTTCCTGCATTAGTTCCACCAGCAGATCCTGCAGAACCTGTAGATCCTGTTGTTGGTGCTTGGTTATAACCTCTACCTACACCACCTGCTCCACCAGCACCACCTGCTCCTCCTGTTGTTGGAATTGGAGATTGAGGAAATGTTTGAGAACACACCATATTGCCGGACAAAGGAGGAGAGCATCCTGCAGCAGTATTGCAAGATACAAAAGTTCCATATCCAGGAACACATCTTGTCGGTGGGTTAAAACCAGCAGGATTACAAGCACAAGGATTCGATGCGGTTAATGTGTAAGGACTTTGTGGAATTACTCCATTTCCACCTTGACCACCAGTACCACCAGTTCCTCCTCCACCACCACCAGCATAAATGGTTCCTGTTGGTTTATTATTAATTCTACAAGCAGATTGTGCCAAAATAGCATCACCACCAGATCCACCTGCTGCTCCACCTGCTCCTTGAATGGAACCATAATTATCAATTATAAGTTCTCCACCAAGTCCTGTCGGAATTTGTATCGCAGCAGAAGCAGTAGATGGACTTCCAATAGTAACAGCAGATGGAATAATAACTCTCTTACGATAATTTGCATTATATAAAGTATTACCAATCAAAGTTCTTATATCAAGATTAGTCTGATTAGATTTTATCTCAAAAAATAAGTCACTTGTTTGTATAATAGTTTGTATAATACTCATGAAAGTCCTGCTCCTGAGATTACAAATTCATTAGATCCAACACATAAGACATTCGCCAATCCTCTTTGATCTAATGTTCTATTACCAGTTGTCGAAACTCCAGCTAATCTTAAGGTTACTCCTGAACCTTGAGTGATTGTTTGTCCAATTCCACTATTATTATAAATTGTAATTGAATTTCCTGCTGAGAAGACTCCAGAAGGAACAGTTATACCTCCTACAGTAATATTAATTAATTCACCAACATCATTTGATGTTAAAGTATATGATGTTGTAATAGCAACATTAGGAATAGTTCTTAAGTTTCCACCAGAATCATTTAGTTGGGTGGCAGTTAAAATGCCAGTAGATGGATTGAATAAAAGTTTGGTTGTTGATACTTTTGATGCGGTAATGGTTCCTGATGTGGTTTGGGTAAGAACAGGATAAAAGGTTGCATTTGTTGTAGTATCATTAGCAACTGTAGATCCTGCTCCAGTAAGACCTGATCCATTACCAACAAAACTTGTAGCAGTAACAACTCCCGTTACATTAATACCGGTAGAATTAATCGTAACTGCAGAACCCACAATTGATGAGGTAGAAGTTATAATACCAGTGGCATTTACTCCACCATAAACTGACAAATCACCAACTGTAGATATTCCTACACCACCAACTAATTGTGCCTTTGTCTGTGACATTATGACTTTATAGTTCTTTTAGTTATTTAGACATAATAAAAAAAAGAGGGTGTTACCCTCTTTGCATCAACTTGCCATATCATTAGCACAGTGTGCTCTCACACCATCAGCAAGGACATAATGAAAGAAAACTTGATGGTAGTATAAACCTTCTTTTTCTACTTTCTTACCATACCAGGTTCTTCGATATTCGGTGGGCATCGGATCTCTCCAGTGCGGTCTTTCGCATCCTTTATAAATCATACCATCACCAGGATTAAGAATCACAGAACGATTCTCACCTTTTTGAATAATGTTTGCTTTCGTCTTAGGGTCATCATAAGTATCTGGAGTTTTAATCCAGATAGGCCAAGGAGTACTGATATTAGAACCAATATGAACCGTCACTGAGATTTCACAAGCAGGTCTGTCTGCATGATTTTTCAGTGGTTGTCCTGGATTATAAAAACGATCGTAGTAGTAGGTATTATAAAGTTTCTTACCGATTGCTTTCTCAAGTTTCATACGAATTTGAGAATGAGCAAACTTATAAGGAGGCCAATAGTATCTTGATGTTGAACCTTCTACCTGATTTTCTACGGGAATGTGGTTAAACTTATCAATCTTTCCAAAGTAATTATATTGACCTTTAACTTCTGGTGGTTCCGAATAAAGATCTTTTGGATCCCACAGATTTCTTAGAACAAGATATCCATTCTTATCAAATTCTTCATTATTTGTTGGTGATGTTCCAGAATTGACTCTCTCTTGAAAATCAATCTCTTCTTGTATCATTTGTTCTGCCATTTTACCTCATTTTCCACAAATCTGCTGCTATTGTATATCTACTTTCTAAGGACTTTGTTTTTGGTGGTTTATGTAAAAGGTATGAAGGAAACAAATACCATGTATATGATTCGGGATTTATTTTAAAATTTTCAAATTCTGTTCCTTCATTTTTTGGATTTCTTAGATAATATATTCCAGAAATTCTGTCTATTTCATCATAATTAGCATGACAATGCCACGATTTCTTTTCATTTCTCCAAAAAGTGTTAACTATATTATCTTTATAACACCACATATTCATCTTATATTCGTGAATTTTTTTTATTTCAAGATAATCGCAGCAAGAATTTAAGAATGTTTCTTTTAATGTTTTTAATTCTTCATATAAAAATAAATTTTCATAAGTCTGAAATTTTGGTTTATTTTTATCCCAATTTCCCGATTTAAACAAATAATTTACAAGTTTTATAATATCATCTTGTTGTTTTTCTGTTATTATATTGGAATAATTATATTCACGAATAAAATACATTTCACCTCCAACGGGGTCCAACAGTCCAACCAACCAAACTCTTACGAATTCCTTTAGTTACTCTCTGGACTCGATGCATTGCCCGAGAATCAAAGAGAATAATAGTTCCTCTTTGTCTTGGTGCAATATAAGATTTTCCTGCTTCATCAAGTAACTGAAGATTACCACCTTCATAAGTGTCAGGATCAGATAAAAGAAGACTAAAGGATAGTTTTCTTACTCTCTCACAATTTTCATTCAAAAAATCCTGTGCAATTTCTCCACCATTTCCACGGTTACCTCCAGAAACTGGTTTGTAATGCGTAGAAAGTCCAGCATCATTATGCCAACCATAATACTCACCTTCTCCATACACAGTATATTGAAGTGACTCACCATCAATATTGCTCAAATCGTATAGGAAGTTCTCACGATTTGCACGTTGAACATAATGCCAAACAAATCCTGCTACCCAGTGATTAGTTGAAACCCATGCATTTCTTGCATTTCTTTTTTCTTTATCTACTGTTCCGTAATCTCCATGACCAACTTGAGAATCTTGCAGTTGTGAATCAAAGTTTTCTGCAAGGTCTTCTTCAATTATATTTATAATTTTATTTGGAAGATTAGTATAATACCAAATACTTTGAAAAGCCATGTGCTCCTATAATGTATTCACAGATATTATATATCTGTTAGATTAAGATGTCAATAAAAAAGAGGGTATAAACCCTCTAAAACTTTATGCTGGTGGAACAGGCCACTCTGGGTGATTCGGATCAAGAACAAGAGATTTTGGATCTGTAACATTATCAGTAAGATCTCTAAGTTCTTGACGATATGCCTGCCAAGCAACTTTTTGTTCTTCTGTTAGAGTATTATCTGGAAGTTGAGTCCAATCAGATTGAGTTAACCTGAAGTCTCTTAAAATTCTAAGTTCTGCTAAGTAATCTCTGTTTAATTCTGCATCAATAAACTCTTGCTTTTTGGCATCCCAAAGATCAGATGCCTGCTGATAAATCCCCAATTCAGTAATATCAATATTTGGATCTGGTGTTTTAAGTTCTACATGACCATGATCTTCATACCACTGAACTGCATGAACTTCTTCAGGAATCCAAGAAAGGTCAATATCATGGAGACACTCTCCATCTTTACATACTACACCATCAATAGGAACAACAGTAAGTCTCATTTTTATATTAAACTTTAATTTTTTCTATTTATTGGAGCAGGCATTCCAAGAAATTCTCTTTCATCGTAAATATTATCCTTATAAGGACCATCACCATCAACATAATGTAGAAAGGACTGTAAATACCACTTGTTTTCGAAAGGAGGTCTCCAGTGCCACAAATCACATCCACGATAAAGACACAAATCTCCAGGATTCAATAGAATTTTAACTGCATCACTTCTATCTTCATTTTTACTGAAAAATATTGGATTTATATCTCCAGCAAATCCTAAAGAAAGAGTTGCTGATATTTCGCATGATGGTCGATCTCTGTGAATTTTTAATTCATTATCCTTTACATAAACTCTTGTGTATGAATAAGTTGGTAACAAATTGATTCCTGTTTTTTCAGACAGTTCTCCACAAGAACGATCTAAAATTGATTCCATCAAAGGATCCGAATAAAAAGAATAAGAACCAGGAGCTTGAGCATCATTTCTATCACCAAACCCACATTTAACCCTAATGAAAAAATAGGTTTGTATAATGTCTAAAGTTTTTTTATCTAGAAAATCTCTTACAATTAAGTATTTGTTATCTTTAAATGTCATTTGAGTTGAGGTCCTATAATCCAAGCAACAAGTGAATATCTAACTCCAGATTTTACTTTGGTAACTCTATGAAGAGTTCTTCCTTCAAACACACAAACACTTCCCTTTCTTCTTTGAATGTCTACTCTTTTATTATGATAATCAAAAATTTGAAGTGTTCCACCTTCATATTCTGAAGGATCATTAAGTTGAATTGTTACTGATAATTTCCTAAAGTAATCTGGATGTGATTTATCTGGAAAAAAATCTGTATGCCAATTATAAAATCCTCCAGGAGTATATCTTGTAATTTGAATGGTTTGAATATCTGTTATGTCATACTGCCAATTTTCATCGTTGGCAAGTTTTACATAATTCCAAACAATTCCATAAGCCCAGTGAGTTTTTGGTAGAAAATACACATCAGATTTTCTAATCTTCTCAAGCACATAATCATTTGGTTCAGAAAGAGTCCCAGTAAGTGCGGTAGAAAAACTATTGCTATTATCTTCGATTTCCTTAATCAATAAATTGCAAATACTTTCATCAAGTGGATGATTGAAAACCGTTGATGATGCTACTGGAATTGATTGAGTATTCTGGATATTTGGATAAAAAAATGGATTTTGAGTTTGATTTATTTGAAGTTCTCCTTTTTGATCCTCTATTATCAACTCACCAATATCATGAAGATTAGACATTAACTTTCAGTTTCTTCTTTATCTTTTCCTTCTTCTAGAATATTAGATGGTGGGTTAGTATTTGTTGGAAGTTGTGTGAAAATAGGATTCACAGATACACCCTGAAGCATTGCTTGGATATAGAGTTCTTTATTTTCTTCATTTGCTTTTACAACTTCATTCCTAAATGATTCAACTGCAGCACCTGCCTGCCTAGACTGTTGTGCTGCTTCGATAATCAAAGTAGGAATCCATTTCACTGCACATTCCCAATCATCAACTTGTTCTCCTGTATTTGGATTCATACCACGAACAAGAGTCATCCAATTACATTCCAGTCCAATACAATCTTTTTGTAAAAGAGGACAAAACTTACCAGATTCAATCTTCATTGTTTAAAATTCTCCTTATGCATCTCTAGATGCGATTATAGCATCAACATATTTAACTTGCAAGTTAAGAGGTCCAGATCCTGTTATGGAGTGACTGTGATCTCCACTACCACCCGTACTTCCAATAGTTCCCGGAACAGTAAAAGAATTTGAACCACCAACTGCAATAGACCCAGATGCTAAAGCACCAGGGTGTGTATGTGATGGTAGTTGTGGAGTGGTTAAAGTCGTGGCACCAGAAGTTCCTGAAAATGGAATAGAAAGATTTGAAAAAACTGTTGTGAAATCAGTAGTTCCGCCACTACCACCTCCAGTTCCACTTACAACTCTTAA